CGTCGCCTGATCGATATAGTCGACTTTTGCCTCCTGGTTCCTCGAATAGTGCTGTGTCGATGAGTGGTGTTTCTACGATCCCGCAGCTTGCTGTTGCTGCTCGTTTGCAGGAGTATAAGGATCTTCTTGGTGCTGGTGGCTCTCGTTATAGTGATTGGCTTGAAACGTTCTTTGCCTCGAAGATTGAGCATGTTGATCGTCCAAAGTTGCTCTTCTCGGCTTCTCAGACGGTTAATGTGCAGGTTGTGTTGAATCAGGCTGGTTCGAGTAATTTTAGTGCTTCGTCTCAGCCTCTCGGTGCGCAAGGTGGTGCCATTGCTTTTAATTCGAAGCTTGGGCGTTCTCAGTCGTATTACTTCCGTGAGCCTGGTTATATGATTGACATGTTTAGTATTCGTCCGGTTTATTATTGGTCTGGTATTGTCCCCGATTATATGAAGTATCAGGGTGCGGATTATTTTAATCCTGTGTATAATGATATAGGATATCAGGATGTTTCTGCGGCTCGTGTTGGGACGTCTGCGTCTTCTGCTGGTGTGTTTGCTCAGGAGCCTTGTTTCAATGAGTTCCGTGCTTCGTATGATACGGTTCTTGGTGAGTTCGTTGCTGGTACGATTCCGTATGTGGCTAAACCTTTGTATTCGTATTGGGTGCAGCAGCGTTCGGCTGAATTTGCTTATACTTCTGCGGCGTATTCGGTGTTGTTTGTCGATATGTCTACAGTGAACAGTCCCTTTGCTTCTAATGTGGAAGACAATTTCTTTGTGAATTTGTCGTATAGTGTTAGGAAGAAGAATCTAGTCAATAAGACATTTGCAACGCGCCTTGCGAACCGTTGATTATGGATAGTTTGTAATTTGTTGAGTTATGATTGATTATCTTATTGAGGACCTTCCCGAGTATGTCTCGCGAGGTCAGCGTATTCGTTCGGTTTTGGATGGTTCAGGCAATGTTGAAATATTGCCCGGTCGTCCTGATGTTCAAGTTGGTCAAAGTGATTGGGCCAAAGGTGAGAAGTTTGATCCCGATATCGATTTTGACCCGAATTCGTTTTCTCGTATGGATAAATTCGATGGTGTTGAAGTTGGTCAGGAGTTGATTGATAGTGCGTTGTCGTCTCGTCCTGCTGGGACTTCTGAGGCTGCTGATTCGAATAGTGAAGAGAAAAAATAGTACCCTTTACTCGACAATATATGTTATGTGCGCGGGCATTGTCGCAGAGAGATGCAGTGAACTGCGAAAAACCTTTGTCCATAGCTATATGTGATGCAACTACTGCGGTAGTGTCCGCGCTTTTCTCTATCGTTCTCTTTAATGAATCTAGTAGATTATGAAAAATGACACAGCTGTTTATCGTGTTGTAATTCATTGTTACACATTTGATTACTTCGATAATCTTAGTGATGCCTGGGCTGCTTTTCGATTCCTGGAAGATCGCTATCCTTCTGATTTAGTGAGTATTCACAGATTGTCAAAAAGCATAACGCACCAGGACGAGGTGTTTTCTCTCGATTTTATTCCTGAATTAAAACGCATTTTTTATGGAAAAGTTGAAACAGCTCCTGACTTCTAAAAAGTTTTGGACGTTGATTGCGGCGATTGTTGCAGCCCTTGCTGCGTTCTTTACTGTTGGCTGTGCTGCCCAGGCTAAGGTGCAGCGTGAGGGTATTCACATTGACACTGTCCGTGTGGATTATATTATTCGTTCCCGTTCTTTTACTACCCCGTAGTTATGGATCCTATTGTTACAGGTGCCCTCATTGGTGCTGGTACGTCGATATTAGGAGGAGGTGTATCTGCGGCTGGTTCTGCTGTGCGTACTAAGAAGCAGTGGAGATATCGTCAGAAGGAAATGGCATTGCAGCAGGAGTATGCACTTGCTCAGATGCAGAAGCAATATGACTATTGGAAGCAGCAAACAGATTATATGAATGAGTATAATGATCCTTCGGCGCTTCTTGCCCGTTGGCGTTCTGCTGGTGTTACCCCCGCCGGTGTTCTTGGACAGTCTGGTGTCTCTGTCTCCGGTAATTCCGCTTCTGGCCCCGGTTCTTCTGGTCAAGGTATAGGTTCTGCTGGTATGGATGTTCAAAACTCCTTGGCTGCTCTTGGCTCCGGTATCACAGCTGCTGGTTCTGCTTCTGGTGAAATGATGCTTGCTCTTTCTGGTGCTGATCGTAATCGCGCTGCTGCGAATCGTGACAATGCTGAGGCTGATCGTTTGGCTGGTGAGACTCACTCTCGCGACTGGCGTGCTTCCATGGATGCCTTTAATTTGTCGCTTTCTGAGTCGAATGCCTCGTCTGCTAAGGACCTTGCACGTTTGAATGCTGCACAGGCTGATATTATTGAGCTGAATCGTGACTTTATGAAGTCTACGGATGCGTATCGTCTGGACGAGTATATGGCTCGTGTTGCACGGTTGAAGGAGGAGTATTTTGGCCTTCGTGAGTATAATGTTAAGTATTTGAATCGTGAGTATGAGGCCGGTATTGCCTTGACTTGGATGCGTTTCTTTGAGACGGCCGCTCGTGCGGAGAATATTGGTATCGAGAGTGATGTTGCGTCGCTCCGTCTTGAAGATATGCAGAATTGGTTTAACGTTAACTGGAATACGAAGGTTAAAGTCGCCCGCTATGATGATAAAGGTAAGCAGATTGGCGTTCAGGAGCTCACTGGTAAGGAGATCTTTGCTAATCTCCTTAGCCTTGATGTCTCTGAGGCTGATCTGTCGCGTGGTCTTAATCGTTGGCGTCTTCGTAGTGAAAAGAATGCACTTGGCTATGGTATCCTTCGTACGCTTGTCGGTGTTGGTGCTGGTGTTGCTGGTGCTGTTGCTACAAAGGGACTCACTGCAACGCCTCCTGTTGAGCCTCGTGATTATGATACGTATCAGGAATCATATAATCGTCATGGTGATTATGTTGGTGGCTCTATGGTTCGACGCCGCTATTACCGTGAATAATGAACAATATTTGCGCGGTTTTGAACTTGCGTTGAACGGGCTTGTATGTTTACCTTTGTGCTGAAACCTTTTAAAAACGTATAGTTATGAAGACAACAGAAAAAATGAGTAATGGTGCAGTCGCCCAGGTTATCTTCCGCCCCTCTGCGGAGTGCCGTGGTTTTTATCGTTTCCACTATGGCTATCTTGTTCCTGACGGCACTTTTGCTGAGGACTCTGAACTGCTTTTCCGGGATTTCTTGGCCGGTATTGACGTTCCTGATGCGTCTGTAGCTGCCTTTGTGGGAAGTCTTAGTGACGCTGAAAAGGAAATTTGTCACTTTGGATATCTTCCGCAGGAACATTTTGATGCGTTTTTGCTTTATTTTTCTGGATCCTGTACTACGGTCCAACTGTATCCGGGGATGCTGGTGTTAACTTTTAATAAAAAAGAAAATGAAGACTGATGATTCAACCTTTCGTCGTCGTAAGTCGTCGAAGCGCAAGAATGGCCCGCGCGTTGTTACTCGTCCGCTCCTCGGACATGTATTATGACGACTACGAAGTAGTTGAGCTCTGCTCTCGTGGCAGTTAAACTGCTCGTCGGCGTCGCAATGCAAAAACAGATAGAGCAAGCGGACATATACAAGGACGCTCTGAAAGAGCGCTTGTATATCCTTGTATGTGGACGCGCTCTATCGACCTTTGCATAAGACGACAAAGAGCAGTGTAACTGCTCAGAGGCAGAGCAGGAAAGAAAATATTCCATGGTTCGTTTTGTGGAAGCGACGGTTGTGAATCCATCTACGGCCGTACACTTTTATTCTTATTTACCTTTTTATTTTTAATTACTTTCATATGTGTACGTCGCCTCTTTGGATTCGCAATCGTCGTTATTATAAACGAGATATCACCTTTGATGAGATCGCGGTTCAGCTCGCTGAGCATCCTGGCGACCTTGCTCGTCAACGCTTGCTTGTTCCTTGCGGTAAGTGTGAAGAGTGCCTTCGTGACGAGCGCAATGCGTGGTACGTCCGTCTTGAACGTGAGCTTGCGCGTTGTCGGGATGAGCGTCGTCAGGCAGTATTTGTGACAATAACTATTTCCCCAAAGCTTTATGCGGTTGCAGTTCAATTTCCTTCGGCTTTTATTCGCGCTTGGAATGAGCGTGTACGGCGTGCTTTCGGTAAAAGCATCAAGCATGCCTTCTTTCAGGAGTTCGGCTCCCATCCTCTTACAGGAAATGTGCCCCGTCTCCACTTTCATGGGTTCTTGTTCAATCTCCCCTGTTCCTATGCGGAGCTTCGACGTGTCGTTGGTGACCTCGGACATATCTGGATTAGTAAAGCTTCCC